CTCAAAGACCACGCATTATTTCAATGCGAAATCAGAAGGCACTGTATCATCAATCGAATTCTCGAACGACCAGACGGCGATGGTCGTGAAATTCGAGTGCGCGTATCTCTAAATTTTATTTTTTAATAATAATTTCCTCGCCTATTAATAAGAGGAAATAGAAAATTTTTTAAGGAGTTCGGTGTGGATGAAAAAAATACTTGAATTAGCGGTAGCCTTGGCCATCCTGATCTTTGTATCGGGGGCCTATGGGGCGGATGAGGACTTTGTCTCTGTTGGTCCCCATGGCTGGTGTGACTATATAACAGACGGCACGGCAGATGAAGTGCAAATCAACCAAGCAATACAGTATTGTAAGAATACTGCAGGAGTTAAATCGGTATTTCTAGCCGGGCCATCCTATTCATTATCAGGTACTGTCACGATAGATACCGCAATTGAGTTCTATGGTTCCAGTATGGGAACAGTCACAATTACTAGAAATTCTGGAACCGCAATAGAGGTGACTGCGAATGATTGTAATCTGCATGGATTCACATCAGGATCTACGGGTGGTGTCGGGTGTGGCATAAAGACGATTGATGCATCGAATACCCTCATTACCGATGTAAGAGTGTATGGATTTGATACAGGAGTTAATATACATGGGGGGGTATGCAATGAACTTCATCACCTATCTGTATCGGATTGTGTGATTGATGGAATACTCCTGGACGGCGATACCACTGAAGCGGTTATTAATTACGCATCAATATGGGGCGGAGACACAACATTTGCAGGCTTGCATTTAAGGCATGCCAGTGGAAGTTTTATCACGAATGTGGATGTCATGGTGTGCGAAATAGGCTTGCTGATTGATCCGGCCGCGGGCGAAGTCTGCCACTGGAACATGTTTACGCAGTGTGATTTTGATTCATGCACTTCAGGACAAGCTACTGGTGTATTTATTTCCAGCAATGGTGGTCCAGTGCGTGGCGTCTTCATGAACATGCCTTGGATTGCATCAAATGGACGCGGTATTCTTATTAGTAGCAACGTCGATGGAGTATACTTGAACGACCCCACTATCTTCGTTAACGCGAACATTGGTATTCATGTAATGGGAAATGCAAGCAATGTAAAGATACATGGAGGCATGCTCGGAGTTAATTCGGCGAGAGCTACCACGACACAAGCATTTGTAGACACGACCGGATATGTGGAATTTTCTGATGTGCAACTCGGAAAACAGCTAATGCTGGGTCCATCTACACCGACATGGCATTTGGTTTTCACAGGGAATGTTCTTGATGCTCTGGTGAGCGGGTGCCATTTTAGTGACTCTGGAAGCTCTGGAAAGGTGAGCGATTCGAGTGGAGGACGTGTAGCATTCATAGGCAATAACGGATACCCATAGGGCTTTATCGTTGAAGGACAGCAATCCCCATATACTGTCAGGCGGATCTCTGGAATGGAAAGCCCTTAGCTAGATGTGATATAGAGGTCGATGTGATCTACCATCGAATCTCTATATATTTTCATTATTTTATTTATATCTTTTCGGCAGTTTATTACTTCCCCGTTAATAGGTATTACTGAAATATCATAGCCACAGTCCACAAATAATCTCAAATAATCTTCGCCAGGTACATTCGATACGGATTCGAGCGCAGCAGGAGCAAATTCGGCAAATACAATAGGCTTTGAAGCCAGTAACCGGGATGCCCCTTTCATGGCTAGATAATCAGCGCCTTCGACATCAATTTTTAAGACATCAACAGAGTCTACAATAGCATCTAGTCTTTCTGTGTAAACTAAGTCTTCATCCAACACTTGTTTTGGACCATCCACGAAATAAACCGAGCCGTTGCTCATTCGACTAGTATATGACATGAGGCCGCGGCGGTCGGAGGCAGCGAACGGATAAATAATAATATTATCAAAATTGTTTAGCCTGGTGCTTAAATATAATAATTTCACATTATAATTATTTGGTTCAATAGAAAACACTATTGATGTCAGCCCATATGGTCAAACGCCTACCTGGAAAGAAATCTGATAAATTTCTGAAAGTCTGCAACTGTACATCCTGTCAATCCTTGGTATTTCATTGATGTGGTTGGCCCCAGTAGACCAGATGAAGTATCTACCCAAGTTCACGTTCACGATATTTCTGGATATTTATTACGTTGTAGTTGGAGGTATTATGCTAGTAAGTATTAATAATGTTAATCAATTTAGTACATACACTTGGCAAGATGTATTAAATTTGGGCACATGGCAGGATGTTCTGCCTTATACTTGGTACGATATATATGTAGAAAGTAACAACATTTTAATGGAATCTCCAACCCCGGAAGTTGATCTATCAGTTGATAAACGATGCACCGCATCATTTACAATTTTGGACATCGGCGCACTCAAACATTTCAAAAAGGGCCAGGAAGTAGAAATATATTCAGCCATTGGTTACAAAGTGTTTGGAGGATATATCGATAGTAGTTCGGAGCGATTAGTAAGTGGCCGCGATGTAATAAAACATTCTATATCGTGCGCCGACTATCATTATTTAGCTGAAAAACGCATAGTTGCTAAAGCTTGGCAAGATACCACCATCGAAACAATTGTTAACTACGTTCTCGATCAATATCTTGAGGCAGAAGGTGTGACCCTCGGAGAAATCCAAGCTGGGGGAACCGTCACTCAATATATTGCCAATTATATAAGTGCGGCTGATGTTTTTGACCAAATGGCAGAACGGGCCGGATTTATATGGTTTATTGATGAATATAAAAGGTTATATTTTGTTGATAGGACCAGCTATGCGGCAGAATGGGATCTCATAGAAACCGACGACTTCCTCATCGAGGATGCATTTTCCGGTGTGAGTGTAACCCACGCTAATCCCGAATATAGAAACCGCCAATATATTATAGGAACTTGGGAAGAAACCGACATCCAAACAGAATATGCTAAAGGTGATGGACAAACTACTTCTTTTCCAGTTGCTTATAAACTTGGTGGAGAACCAGAAGTTTATGTGTCAGTGGGGGGTGGAGATTATACTTTAAAAACGGTCGGTAAGAAAGGCGTAGATACTGGGAAGGATTGGTATTGGGCCAAAAATGACCAAATAATATCACAAGATTCTAGTGCTACCGCTCTAGCCGAAACTGATGTTTTGAAGATAGTATATACCGGCCTTTATCAAATAGTGGTAGTAACTAGCGATTTTGCTGAGATTATTGATAGGCGGACTGTAGAAGGCGCGGAGTCTTCTGGGATAGTGGAGAACGTTCGCTCAGATACCTCGTTGTCGAGCCGTATAGCAGCCCTGGAAGAGGCTAACGCCATCCTTGATGTATATGCGATGGAAGGTAAGAAAGTCGAGTACACGACCTCTAAGGATGGTCTAGCGGCAGGTGTACTCCAACACATAAAGATATCCAAACATGACATTGACGATGATTGCCTAATAAGCAATATAACGTTTCGATATACCAATCAGCAGGATTATTATGATGTGGTTGCTTATACCGGGCCAGTTGAAGATGATTGGGAAGACATTTTCATTAAATTGAGTGATATACAAAAGAAAATGGCTAGCCCCGATGATGTTAGCACATCGGACGTATTATTAGTTCTCGTAACGTTTACTAAGTTGTGGACTGCTATCGAATCCCCTAATATTTGGCAGGTAGTTTATGCGGACGGTACAGAAGATGCATCTGAGGCGTGGTTACCATGCTTTGAGGATAGCGACCGAATAAAATATCTGGTGCTTAAAAAGAGTGGGGCTGAGATTTTCAGAATGTATCGAACGGACCAAACAACAACGAGCGATTCAATAGTTACTACATTTATAATACCGTCTGGATCTGCCAATGGAGAGATTGATCAGGCCGTTTTGGTGGGTGGGGATACTGCGACAATTACCCCCGGAACCGGCATCGAAGTAGAAACTCATTCTTTCATATATACTAAAAACTCACTGGAAAGTTTACAACTACAGTTTACAAGCAATAAATGGGCGTGATTTAATGGTATACACTAAGACTTCCTGGCGCGAGCACTCGATGACGGAATCTGCCAAAAATGCCGCACTGACCAATCTAGAGTGTATTTATGACGAGGCGGTTTCTTACATAAATAGCATCGCCCACGCCGAGCGATATTATACAAAAGCTGAGTGCGATGCGAAGTACATAACGGCTGCTAATGATGGTTCTGGGTCCGGGGTTATTTGTGAAAAGCTGGATGGACTTACGGCCCAACAGATACTTGATGCTGGTATAGATACTGGCACAATTTGTATTTGGAGTGGGTCAGAAGCCTCTATTCCGGCTGGATGGTATCTATGTAATGGGCTAAATGGTACTCCAAACCTTAGAAATCGATTTGTTATAGCGGTGGGAGATGATCATGCATATGGGACTACAGGCGGGGCCAGTCACAAAACTCTATCTGCTGCTTCTATTGCCGTTGGAACTCACGCAATAACCGCTGATGAGTTACCTTCTCATTATCATACTTATATCGATGATTATAACGGGCCTTCGGGTGGGGGTGAAGGTGTAACAACGCATTATGGTACTTCTTATGATGTTGCATCGGCAACCAATGAAGTTGCATCGACGCCCCACGGTCACAGTGGGTCGTATTTTACTGGTGGTAATACTGACGTCCGGCCCAAATTTTATGCATTATGTTTTATAATGAAAGGATGATAAAAATGGCATATACTAAATTTCATGATCCCTGGGAAACAACCCATTATTTGTCGGGGGGCGCATTTAATAGGATTGAGTCTCAATGGGATGAAATAAAGGATGATGCAGATGAACACAACCACGATGATGAGCATTATACTAAGACTTTGAGCGATTTGGACTTTTTCACCACCTCATATTATACCGGGTTTGATGCAGATCTATTAGACGGCTCTCATTATACCGACATAATAAATGAGGGACTTCCAGATGGCGCGATAGTAATATGGAAAGGTGATTCAGATACTATACCTGCTGGATGGTATATATGCAATGGGCAGACAGTGGGAGCAGTTACAACCCCTGACTTACGCCAAAGATTCATAGTTGGGGCGGGCACTACCTATAATGTTGGTGACACGGGGGGCAACACCTCAACCTCAGTTACAGCAACATTTACGGTTACCGCCCACACTATTACTGCTGATGAAATGCCAATTCACACCCATACTTGGAATGATCATACAAATGGACTTGCCGGGTTAACATACTCACCATATCCGGCCACTGGCCCACTCGGTACAGCATTAACATTGAATCGTAATACTGAGTATGCGGGTGGGGGCCTGGGTCACACCCACACCGGAAATACCATAACGTTCAATGATGTAGCATACGAGCCATACTACTATTCACTTTATTATATAATGAAAATTTCATGATGGGGGGATCAATATAGCATACACTAAGAATTATACCACTTGGACGAGCGCCAACAAGATAACAACAACGGAACTAAATAACTTCGAAACTCAATATAGTGAAGCGTCCGCCCATTTATCATCCCACGTGCATACTAGCAATTATTATACTAAAAACGAAATGCTAGAAACATTCTGGGGAGTAGATAATGATGGTGCGGGGTCCGGCTCAGATGCAGATCTAATTTATTATTCGGGGGGTAACCTTCACATCGGAGATTTCGATGGGTTAAGTGTGCCGACCGGCCTGATTATAATGTGGTCGGGGGAAACTGTGCCTAGTGGATGGCATCTATGTGATGGGACGTCCGGCACAATAGACCTCCGCGATAGGTTTGTTGTGGGGGCGGGCACTGGATCGGACTATAACGTTGGGGATACTGGTAGCGGTACTCATACTATAGTTGGGGCAGTTACTATATCAGGGCATTCTCTTTCGGCTGCGGAAATAGCTGGTCACCAACACGCTCTTAACGATATGTCATCCCGGCCAAATTCCGGGGGATGTGGATATAGTCAAGAGGGAAGTGGGTCACAACATCCCAATTCATATTATAATGGGGATAACACGGGTAATAGTGACATTGGAAAAGCAACTGCTGATGCCCACACCCACTCATCGAACTTCTCAAGTGACCCATTCACTATAACGCCGATGTATTATGGACTAAAAT